CCATTCTGGGTCTTTATGGAGTGATCCAGTCATTTTCCATCCACAACAACAATACATGCCCATATTTTCCTAAGTCTGATTAATTCCCATTAAGATTTCGAACGCTTTTTTGACTTGCTGTGGTACCACTGCATTGCCGAGGCTTCTAAGTCTAGCCACGTGATCGGATACCCCATCAGTACACTTACCCATCGAGGACACAGTTTCTTGCCAATGTTCGACGGATTCAAACGGCCAACACTGTCCTGAATATCTTCTCCGTGCTCTTTCTTCATTCTGCTTGGACTTGGTTGTCGAATTGGTTTGTTCGCTTGGCTCGCGCAAGGTGTCGCATACATTTGTAATACTTTCGTTCCCAGATTCGGACTTTTCCTTTTGCCCTGGCATGCTGTATCTTTCCAATCTCTCGCATTTGGCGTGGGCCAATAGGAACCATCTTTCTCTTTTATGCAATGCTCCAACGGAAGCAGCGGATATAACACACCATCTACAATCATACCCCATTTCGGCAATTTCTGTAACGACTTGAAGTCCTCCTCTGCTTGTAATGGCTGGCACGTTTTCAAGGAATATGAATTTGGGCTTGATTTCTTTGGCCAAGCGCACGATCTCGAAAAATAATCCGCTTCGCTCTCCTGCCAATCCTTTTCCATGTCCTGCAATGCTGATATCCTGACAGGGGAAACCACCATAGAGAATATCGATGGAAGCATCAGGTGATTGAATCCGTAAGGTTTTAATATCATCCCAAATGGGTGCTTCGGGCAATAAACCAGAAACCATTCTAGAAAGCAATACTCCTCGACAATATCTATCGATTTCGCAATAGGCGATTGGTCGCACGTAGTCTCTGAGCCCGAGTGAGATTCCTCCAATGCCGCTAAAAAGATCCAGCCCATTCATTGCCTATCTAATTCTTTTAAAACATCTATTGCACCTTCCAAGTCTCCGCTCTCCAATTTATCAAATTGCTTTTTCATAATAGTGAGGGCGGAACAATCCATAATTTGAAATTTAAGACCATCTTGAGTTTCATAACATCGAATTTCTAAATCTTTGTTCATTTTTCACCTTTTCCAAAAAACTTTTCTAAACCTACATCTGATTATTTTTCTTTCCAAGCATAAGGTTGCGTTTCATCATCTCCTGACCAATTGATTTCGATCTCATTTCCAGTATATCCACAATTTATTATTCTAGGTTTAATTTTATATTCTGATTCATCTTCATATCTATCTCCATATTGTGTTTGAATTCTCACCAAATACTTGCCCTCATTTAAAGGTAAACATAATGGTTTATCTCTATTTTTCCTTTCAGGTGGCCAATCATAAATACTATTCCAATTTTCCCAATCACACGTACAACCATTGGGATCGGATTCATAATGGGTACTTGTTTTATTAACCATATCAATATGGAGTGATCCAGTCATTTTCCATCCACAACAACAATACATGCCCATATTTTCCTAAGTCTGATTGATTTTTGCCCATTTTATGACACGCTCATTTAAATCAACACTCGCATCGCAATCATATTCTTTATATGAACGAAAATCCAAAAATTGGCATTTTCTGAGTTTTTCATAACCTATAAGTTGACCAAAATGAGAAACATTATCACCTGTTATAAAATATATATCTTCATAAGCAGGTGGTTCACATTCCCAAATATCTAGCCATTCATTTGACGATTCCATGTAAGGGGTAGGGTTTAAATCCACTCTTTTAATGCATTCTTGAATATGCTGGTAATTCTTCTCATAATAATCAATCAATACACCCATCACATGTAACATTTGCTCGTTAGAGAAATTACCGCGTAACATGAATCTTGATAGACAATCTTTGGTTTCTTGCCATTCTGGGTCTTTATGGAGTGATCCAGTCATTTTCCATCCACAACAACAATACATGCCCATATTTTCCTAAGTCTCATCTTTTTCTTCAATATCATTCAAAGGTTTTAGCAAAAAATCGCAAACAGCATATAATAGGTTTTTTTGTCTTTGAGCAAAATCGATAGGATCGCAAATTTGTCTTGCATGCTGATATATCTGATCCAGTTTATTTAATTCATCCATTTTCTGTCCTTTTGTATACCTACGTCTGATTATTTATGGAAATATGCTCCATTGCATTTTCATCACTTTCTTTATTCTGATATCCCACTAAAAATATTTGTTCTTCATCAGGTTTTCTCCACTTATTTCTCAAATATAATATATCAACATCTTCTTTATAAGGCATTCTACCAAGTATTTCCCATTGATTTAGATCAATTTCATTTGAATTCTTATCAATACATCTCATATTTAGAATCTACGTCCGATAATGTAAATTATGTTGCATTAAAATAAAGTTTACGGTCATTCATTTTTACTTATTTGTCAATACGATAAATTAATTTATTTTAACCCAATTTTTAGGCAATCTGCCTTCTAATTCTCTTTTTCCATCAATCAACATTTCAATTAAATGGTCAATATGAGGATATTTCACTTGGAAATCAATCAATTTATGTTTAGCTTCTGGTTTGAATGTTATCCTGAGATACTTTTTTTCTTTATCCATCATCCTTCTCCTCAATACGGATCATTCTTTTAATTCACAGGTAAAATAAATTCCACATATTCAGTACATTCACATAAAAGATAAATTTCAGTTTCATATTCTGGGAAAGAATCTCTTTGGGAAAGAATTGTGTGTACTTTTCCGCAATCACATTTTGCTTTATATTCTACACGTAGATCCTCTGGAATATCATTAATCTTCATCATCCACCACCTCTATTTAAATCATTCCTTTAATCAAGGCTCAATGCCTATGTCCCAAGTTTCATAATCAGGATCAGAATTGTATTCTTTTATAACTTCATCGTATTTATCCCCTAGGATTTCCCTTAACATCTGATCAATGACCCAATGTTTATGATGACACCCATCAATCATACCATATCTTAAAGCGATTTCAACTGCTCTTTCCATAATTATTTCTTCTCATTGCAACTTTCAGGATCCCATAAATGATCTAATAATTGTTTCACATTAGACAATTTGTATCCTATCGGGTCGCCTATTTCATTCATTTTTTTTAATTCATTCACAATAACTTTACAGGCTTGTTTTACAATCTTTTTTGATTCTTCGGGAGGATCATACCAGCACATACAGGGCATATTTTTTCCTTTTTCTACGAATTATTGTCTTTTAATTCCATAACCCAATCCCAAACACCAGGAGCATAGGAAGCCACAATAAAATGATTATTCATAATTTCAAGGTGGCCATTTTCTGTTACCCTAAAATTATCTGCATGATATTTCATCACATTATTGTAATATTCAACATGAATTATTTTCTTTTCTTCCATTATCCCTCTGCTAAATACCATTAATAAATTTAAAAACCCCCGACAGGAAGTTCGCCTGCATTTCCCGCACTCGAAGTCGGACGTCCTTCTAGTTCATAGCTAGTTTTAGACGACGGGGAGTAAATTCTTTTAATTTTCATGTTTATCTGGCCTCTCCAATTCTTTCTTCGATCCCCATTTCATATCCAAAATAAGCGATCCATAAGGAAATTGATCTATTTCGTCCCTAAAAGGATATCGAAAATCTAATCTAAAAAACTCACATTCTACATTATTTATTTTATTGGATTCCTGAATCAATGGATTTTTTTAAGGGAGAATTTTCCATTTCTTCTTTGCTTTTCCATGTACCGCAAGGACATTTAGAATCAATTATTTCAGATCCGCACATATCACAGTTTTCCATCATTTCTCCTTAGTTTTATCCGGAAACATTTCCTTAGCCTCTTCTTTTGTAATCCATTTCCTAGGTATTACAACAGTTTCTTTAGAATATTTCATATATTCATCATAAAGCTCATGCGCTTCAGTTAAAGTGTGATATTTTCCATCCCAATATTCGCAAAAATCAAATAATTGTTGATTTTCTCTAGTATAAAGAGGGATATTTAGCCAACCATCAACTCTATAAAATAATTGTATGTCCATCAATCCTCCTAAACTCCTCAATGCAATCTAAATCCCAAATACAACCGCTCGAACAATCCCAGCCGTAATACCAGGAGCAATCTACAGATAATCGGCAATACCATTGATAGGGTGCTATAATTATTCCTTGATATAACGTTTTTACCTTATGCCAGTCTAATTGATAAGTATCTCCGCAGTTCCAATCCAAAACAGGCCTTTGGCTAAACAAAGGCAAAGGAAATTTCTTCGTAAATTCGAAAATTTCATCGCTTGACTTTAGATAAAGAATATTCTCATCTTTTTTAAGGATAACTTCATAGGAATATTTAAGATTTTCAGTTTGAAAGGTCTCTCCATAACACCACTCCTTCCAATTAATTTCATCTGGATCTTCGAACCCTTCTACACTTATCCATAGACCATTTGGCTTAGCATGATAAGGTAATTTATTTTGATCATATATTTTCGGTTCCAGCTTTTCAATAGGTTTTCCGCTATAGTGAATTAGTTTTGTTTGTTCATCCATTCCCTTTATCCTTTCACCGATTATAAACCTCTTCAGCCCATTTGCGAGCATCATTTCTTAACATTCGCCAAATGCGCTCACATAATCTTAAAGCTGTATCACCATTAACTTTTGCATGTCTTTGAACAAGACAAGGCGTCACTTTTCTTTGAGTTTTCAATCTCTCATATAGCACAAGAGCCATTTCATCTAAATCTGGTCTAGCTTCCATAATCTCCCCTTTTGGTAAAAGGGCAAGATTAGGATATTTTTGAATTTATGACAAATTATAAAATTAATATTTTCAAGGTTAGATCAGATATTAGCAGTTTCTTGCTGATTTCCAATTTGTTCTGCTGAATCTAAAGCCTGTTGTTGTTCCTGGAGGGCAATATTCTGTTGTCTTTCCTGAATAGACAGAATAAAGTCAGCTAGTTTGATTAGCCTATTTTCGTCCAATTCGTCCAGTTCCTTTAAGGCTTTGGCGTTATCTAAAGCTGAAGCGGCTCTATCATGCACAGCCTGAGCTGAATGTTGCTGAGCAAGCCCTAGATCTGCAACTGAACGGGCTCTTCGCTCTTGAGCCGCTGCCATATCAGATTCTGCCTTTGCTTCAAGTGATTTAGCCAACATAGCTTGTTGTTGCATTTCAAGCTGAGCTTGTTGTTGCTGCATTTGCGATTGCATTTCAGCAGATTGTTTTCGTGATTCCATGAGCTCTTTTTTATCTTGGAGTGATGAAAGCTTAATGATATAATCATCGCTGATTGCATCGGGCATGATTTGTTTCATTTGGAGGGCTTCAAGAAGCTTTCTTTGTCTTTGTGTATCAGTTAATTCCCCTTCTGTCACAACACAATTAAATTTTTGGAATTCTTTATCGAAGAACTGTTCCGTAGGCTTTTTTCCTAAAATATGCGCCACTTTTCCCTCTGAGAAGTTATTAACGATAAGATCATCCATAATCTGAGACACATTAATTTGGAATGTATTCAGTCTATCAAACAATGATCTGAGACCTGTTAAGCCAGCTCCCATTTTAAGTTTCATCAATACGCCTGACATCTCTTTAGCACCCATATTCTGGGCAAATAACTCTTCGGGACCTACAATGTCCATTATCTCTTTTTCAATTGTTTGAATAAGCTCCAGCCATCCAGCACCAACAGGAGGAGGCATAAACTCTTTCATGTCCGTTTGCAGATTAGCAGAATTCTTAAAGAACATTACTCGCCCAGGGCCCTGCATAAATCCATCTTCAGGGTTAACAAGAGCATCTTCTTTAACAGCCATTCCTGATTGCACTTGAGCATCTAGCATATCCAAAAGACGATTGCGTCGGCGGTTTGTTTCGATCTGTGGATCGCGGATATTTCTTACTAATCCAAAAAAGCGATAGGCATAGTTCTGAATTTCAGGGAAAAAGTAAGCTAGGGAAATACCGAAAGGCATCCTATCTAACCCCCAAGGGCTTTTTTCTTCATACATTAGATTATTGTTCACTAAAACATATTGGCGGATTGTAGGGACACGGGCTTTAATGAGTTTGACATTAGGATTTATTCGCATGAGTAGCTGGAATTGCTCTTTTGTCCCATTCCAGGGCGCCACTTCACCTGTTCTTGTATCGAGTAATTTACGAGTGTCTTTATAGTCTTGTACCCAATATTCGTCATAGGCGTACATTTGTACGTTATATTGATACCAATTTTGAGCAAGATATTGGAATTTTCCATCCATACTCGCATATCCTGTTTGCAGGCTTGGCACCTCTTTAGAAGCACCCGGGAAAATCGCATCGATTTGCTGCTTCGTTAAATATCTTCTTGTCCATATCCTGCCGCAGTCGGAAAGATCTTGCTTAGTAAAGTATGGATCAAGGATATATGATGAAAAAGGCAATCTCGAGGTGCATATTTTTCCATTCTCAGGATCTTCTCTAAAATCCATCCAGATACTGAGTAGATTTTGCCCGCAAACCGTCGATCCTTCAAAACAGTCACTAATTTTATCATAGGTATTATCTTGTCTTTTAACCCAGTTTAAAACAGTTGTTCTCATATCGGCTGTTTCACCCATATCGGGGTCATTATCTGCCGCTTGCATTATCGATTGAAGCCTATTATCTCTCTGATATCCTCCGACCATGTTGATAAGACGGATAATCTTGTTATAGACTAGCTGCTTGCGGTTCTGATAGTTTGTGCCATAGAAATAGTTTTGGTAGTCCTGCATCCCTACAGTGAATTTAGTATCCTGATCGGCCTCATACCAGAATTGTTGTGCAAGCGATTGGGTTTGCTGCCAAAAATCTTCTAGCTCTCGCGCAACTGGGTTACTGGTTGGGGTGGTCATTGGATTCCTCCATTTTAAATAAATTACTTGATAATAGGGACAAATTTTTTTAGCTAATGCGTAGGATAAGGACACCAACCATTAAAATGATTAATCCGCAAAATAAACCAAAACATAACGCTTCTTTCATGCTGATCCTTTAGCATCCTCTCTTCATTGCTTTTTTACCCTTCGCAACCAATTTGTCACGCGATTTATCTTTCTTCAAAACTTCTTTTGTATCCTTCTCGATCTTCTTGGCTTCTTTGCCGAGCTTTTTGTAAGCTTTATCCACGTTATACCATTTCCTTTCACATTTTTTACAAATGCAATCTAAATAATGAATCATCTTTTCTTTCATAAAATTGTGGCCCTTTTTAACGTAAGCGGGCCAATTACGTAAACGCTGGAATGATACAACGCTTAAAAGTTTCTCAGTAAGGAAACACCTAGGTTATGAGCTTTCTGGTGGTTATTTCCTACAAAGTAATGATATTGAACTCCAACATCAACAAGATCATTTAATGGATATTTAGCCCCAACAATTGCTTGGTATGCAAAACCATTGTCTCTAAGTTTATCATTATGAGTAATCGTGCCATACTTCACTTTATTTTTTTCTGTGTTATTGGCATAACCAGCACCAACTCCAATAAAGGGAGTGAAACCACGGGTATATAATGATTTGACATCATAAAATACGTTACCCATCAAACACCAGCTTTGTTTAGACCGATAATGTTTAGATGAGATGATATCCTCGCCTCTCATATCATAGCGCGTCTTGTAATGGTTTTCGCGAAAGGATCCTTCCGCTTCGGCTCTGAATCCTGAATCAAAAGCATGGCCATAAGTAACGCCAGCTTTATATCCCATTTTCATGCCCGATTTACTTTCATTGGTAACGTTTAAATCGTTAACACCAAAATTAACACCAACATATTGCTGAGCCGATAGCGTTCCAAATTGCAAAGCTAAAATCAAGCCGCATAAAAATAATTTCTTCATTTGTAATCCTTAGGTTAATATCCGAGGTATTTTTGTCTCATTTCTTTGATCTGTTCAGCCGATAGTTTACGACTGTCTCCGATCTCCTTAATTCCGACACATGCCATTCTAAAAGCATCCGCACCATGCGAATATCTGTCATGACATGGTTCGTCCGAATAAACCTTAAGGGTTTCATTATATTTTTTTCGATACAAATCTAATGCCTTTATACCGAATTTACAACCTTTCTCATCGAAAACACATTGTGAAAGGGTTGATCGTACACAATTAATTCCGGCATCTAATCCGTAAGCCTGACCATCTTTGATAACTGCCGTCATTTTATAGCCTAACTTCTCGGCAATGTCCATGCGAGAAATGCCACTAGTAAACTCACGATTACGCATGTCATGCGGGACGTAGTGAGTCCCCCAAATGCAATTATGCTTAATGCGAAAATTATCAAGATAAGTGATGTAATGTTCCAGACCAACTCCATGATTTTCATAATAATCCAAGAAATAAATTTTGCCGTTACTATGCTGCTGTCCTATCCAAATAGCGCTGCTATCTCCCACGCCAATATCCCAAGCAGTGAAACAAGGGATAGACCTGTCAAGATTAATAGATGTGATTCTTTCATCATCTCTTGCCTCCTGAATCTGTTTGCCATAATATGACCCTGCAGCTCCCCTTGTAAACGAGCAATAATATTCCTGCAAGATGAAATCTTCCGGGTATCCCTGTTCTCTAAGATCATCGAGCTCTTTTGGATCGACCGCATGCGTTTCTTCAATCGTCAAAAGCGTAGAATAATAATCTTGTGCTGCGGATGATTTAGCATAGTTAAACAGATCATAGAAGTGATTTTGTCCATTGGGAGTCGAGAGAAATATTGCAGTGCCCTTATTTTGCCTTACACGAGGCTCTAATGTATACCAGCTTTCGGGATCCATGTAGGCATATTCGCTCATAATAACGCATGAAGGATTCATTCCTCTGGCTTGTGTCGCGTTTTTTCCGTCCATTCCCATTACGCAATAAACGCTGCCATTTGTTAATGTTAGCCGCATATCTGAACTGTCTTTGCTTTTTATAAGACAGGAAGGGATATGATCCAAATAGCTCATTGACTCGCCGTCGTCTGTTTTGTGTACACTGTTCCATATCGCCTTTTTACCTTGAGAATATTTCGGGAAGCAATGGAGATATACCCCTGGCTTCTGTACCGCTGTTTTAATGACCCAATTAAGAGCTAAAAGATCCTTTCCGGCTCCCCTATGCAAACAAGCAACAACTCTTTTTTTACCTGAATCTAATGCCGACAGAATTGGTAATTGATAAGGACGGGGCTCGAATTTATAAGGCAATCTGAGAACATTTTCAGACATCGAGAGCCTTTTTGTAATCCACTATTTCAATCTTATCAATAGGCTGTGCATTCTGTTCAGCTTTCTTAGAAACCGAAGTTTCATACTCATAATTTTCTTTTTCAAAATGGTCGAGGAAACAATCATAATTCCGCAATTGCCTTCCGTAAGCCGTTGGAGTTATACGGCCTAAATTGTGATACATTTCACGTCTTTCAGCAATTTTTATTTTAGTCAGATAATACGCCTCAGAAAATCCTACAGTATTTCTACAGGCATAAAGATAAACCGGATCGATCATATGTTCAGAGCAAAAACCGCATAAATTTATAGAACTTGGCTTTTCAGCCCATTCCAAGATCATTTCGGATAAAACATCAACTTCAAATTTCCGCGGTCGTCCTGATTTATTTGTTTTAACTGCAGTCATATAGCCCTATGATTTGACAAATTTTATTTTTAAATCATTTTATTTTTGATAGCAATAACAATTTTCTAGATGTGTAAATATTTGAAATGCTATACTCTGACATTGTACATAACCAAATAAGGTTGAATGAGGTGCAAAATGATTCAATTAGATTTGTTTTTAGAGGCTGAGCCAGATCCTATTGTTAAAGAACTGGGATATGTCAAGCAAATGGCTAAGGAAACACGTGAAAGCTCCGATAAAGTGAGGAAGTGCATATTTGCACGCTACGGAGAATTAGCTCATAAATACATGGAATTGCATAACCGTATGGACATCATCGAAAGGAATATTTGCAATGGTAAATTATGAATAATCTTAATCATAAAAAAATGGCTGCTGAAATCTTACAAATGGTGATAACATACGATATTTCTCCAGCTGAATTTTGTATGATTCTAATCAATATTTTAAAATCCACTGCTAAATGCGCCCGTGATGAAGAAAAAATGTTACAAAATTTTGCCGATGAGCTTCTTAAAGAATCTCAATCCTGATACCCTGCTGTTTTCGATCTTTTACAATGACTTGCTTACATTCCCAAGTAATGCGTTTATCGTCATCTGCTTTACCAGGTGCGAGCCCAGGTCGAATATAATTAGCAATAGCATCACGAATATGTTTAAAGGCTGAAATAAGATTATCGCTATCCATTTCCTTTGCTCCAAAACGCGTCATAATGACTTTGCACGGAAGCTTGACAATCAGGATAGGTTTTAAGCATCTCAATTCCCAGAAAACAACTTTATGCTGCATAGTCACCCGAGCTCTTTTTTTAGCCCAAAATTCACCTAAGTTCGCTTCGCTTACGACTTTAAATGTGGCTGAATTTCGAATAAAAATATCGCATTGACGATTAATAGGCAAATTCGTATGTTGGGGTTGCATATGTTATCTCTTTAGTTAATGTTTTTCATGATAGTGGAGGATTAAAAACCCTCCTTCTCCTTGGTTGGCCCCGGTGCCCAATTCACCGGGGTTTTTTTTATACAAAAAGCACATTCTGAATTCCATAAGCTTCAATGATTTTTTCATAAACTTCATCTCTTTCAGAATTGTCTTTAAAATCCCATACGATATAGCGTGTTTCATCTAAATAAAATAGAATCACCCGATCTTCTCCTTTTGTGAAAGAAACGAACTTTCTAATGTTTAATGCTTCATCTCCATATACAACTAACATAATGATTCTCCAATCGTTAAATTTACGGTTTTCTTTGAATAGGATCTCATAAAATTACTTTACCTTAGCTTTCTTAGGGTTATTGGTTTTTTTGCTTTAGAGGCCTGTTTCTTGAGGAATTTTCGCACTTCGGCGTTTTTCCTGTTGGCATTGTAAATCATTTTGTATCTTTCAACCTGATTTCGGTTAAGCCAATAGTTTTTACGTAAAAAAGGTGTTGCATGGAGATCGCCTTTTCGAACGAGATAATAAACTCTCTGTATGCCGCATTGCAAAATCTTTGAGGCAGTCCTTACGCTGATCTTTTCATCCGTAAAGTGCCTGGATCTAGAATGTTTTGATTTGAGATAAGCTATCAGTTCGTAGCTTGGAATAAGAATTTCTTTTTCCCTGCGGATGACAGAAATTCGACCCTCGCGGATGATTTGATATACTCTCAACACGGACACACCTAGAAGCATTGCAGCTTCTCGAGAGTTGTAAAATTCTTTATCGATCATTTTTTTCATCCAATTCATTTTTTTCAATTTTTAAAATTTCGGCTATTTTTAGAATACATTCAGTTATTTTTTCAGAGTGATATCCCGCCATATTCACCCGATTGTGCAAACGGACGCAATAAAGCGTTAGAATAAAGTTCCAGCCGCACAAAAACGCTATCCAATTCATAATGTTATTCCTTAAGTTTCATATGTTTAACATAATTGTCAATAATATTCGAAAATGTTATCTCAGGAAGATTTTTAGAGATAGACTCAGGTTTAGAGCCATTTTTTTTATCCAACTGTACTAAAGTCTTTAAAATTTTTATACCATTCAATTTATGTTCATCCTTAACAAATTGAGCATATAAATCATTATTTGCAATAATATTTTCTTTACTGGCTAAGTCATTTGAAATTGCAAATTGCAAAAATCGCTCATGAGAGGATTTGGGTTTAATTCCTTTTTCCACCTGTTTTTCATACCACTCGACATTGGAAAGAATAAGAAAAGCTTGCTTGGGATCTTTCATTTTCTTTGCAAAAGATTTGGCTGTTATCTCCTGAAGTGGACTGCCGTCCTTGAGTTTATAAGAAAACGGATCAAAAGAAACGGCTTCATGTTTTTTTAAAGAGGGCGATTTTTTTGGAATGGGTTTAGGAGGAGGAGGATCACATAATCGATTATTAGGAATCGAATAGGAATCGTTTTCTTTATCGTTACGTAGCGGATTTCCGCTAACATGTTTGCGGGTTTCCGCTAACTTGTTAGCGGATTTCCGCACTCTGCAAACATTATTTGAAAATGCCCACCCGTAAATCGCTGATATATCTAGCTTTAGGTATCTTTTTTGAGGCATTCCAAATTTGCAGATATGAACAATAAAGCCTAATTCTACGAAAATTTTAAGGCCAGTTTCAAATGAATCTTTATTAATGCCGCATCTTTCATAAGCCTGGTTTTGGGTATAATACATGAGGCCATCGCCATGAGTTGCATGAGATACCAATTGATTTGAACGCAAAAGATATTTGTATTGATCGAGCAGGTCGTTTAAAAGAATGGCATATTCAATGCCGCCCAAACGTTTGGCTAAAACTACATTGTATTGACGATATGTGTCATGAGAAAGTAGATCTAAAACAAGATTGATATTTTGATTTTCTGCCATTTTCGAACTCCCTAAAATAAAATAATGTCTATGTATTGACGAAAAAGTGGCACATATACAATAATAGGAAGTGGTTGAGTTCCTATATTAAGTTGGTTCCTGTGATTTAAGGTTCCTACTTCTATTATTGTGTATGTGTCTAGCCCGGTTTCCTACCGGGCTTTTTCTTTTCCTCCGTTAAATTTCTTCTTCTTCATTTTCGTCCTGTATGCATTCAAAATGTTTCTCATAATCAAGACAAATCTGATAACACTCATCTAAAGGACTCTCAGAATATACTACATGATTAATGACTGTAGGAAATGCTAAAACCTTATTTGTGCATATCTCCGTTGATATCACAAATCCTTGATTTTCGAGCAAACGCAAGGCTTTTGTCGATTCAAAATCATAGTCAATATCGTATAAAATGCAAGCATCCTCTTCTTTCATGCAAATATTCACAATATTTACGAGCAAAACCCGGGCGGTTAAAGAATCAATTTTCTTTAAGCATGTCTTACAATATTCTGCGACAATCATTCGTCCTCGAAATTTACCAGCTCGATCAGCATTTTATACCAGCTTCCCTCTTTAGTTTTAGTCTCATCGACATTAATCAAGCCCTCATTCACGAGAGAAAAGCAATCATTGCGGAATTTAGTAGGGGCAACCAGGAATGTATTCCTGATATTATCCTTATCAATTACCACCTGATGTTTATTATTTTTATGCCTCCAGAGCTCTACATAAGTACTAGCTGCTAAGGGACAGTGTTTTAGGACTTGACTGAGATATGGATATGGTGGTATGTCTAATTTAAAAATATTGGTCATAGTGTACCTGTTTTTTTGCAAAACACCATTTAGTATCCTTAAGCAAAATTATTTTCAAGATATATTTTTCAGTTTAGGGAGGAAATATATGAAAACGTTTCTGGCTGAGTTATACACTTGTTTTTTTGATTCTTCGGAGTTTCGCCTTTTTTGCGCGATCCTTGGTCTTGCTGCGCTGTTTTTTTTTGCCTTCTTTATCTAAAATAGTGTTTAAGAGATCTCCAAAGGTCACTTTTCCATAGGATTCATATACGATTTTTGCTGCGGTATCTAATCTTGGCGCAGCCATTCCATGCACAATTTTGTTAAGATTAACGGCCGTTATACCTATCTTTTTAGCAAATTTAAGCTGCGATATCTCATGAGTATTAAGGAATTGCAATAATTTCATTTTTTTCTAACCTTTTTTCTTGATTAATATTATTGTTTACGAATATATTGGAATTATAAGCAAACCACCAAAAAAATGTCAAGGAGGATTTATGACAGACCTAGAACAATTAATCGATACTTGCGACAAGCTATGCGCTACATTGACAGTTTGCGCACAAAATGAAAAGGACTTTAGCTTTACGTTGCAAAGCAAATTGGAGACAATGAGCTGGGAAATCTGGCGTACTACAAATGACCTAAAAGAAATAATCGAAACTTTTGGAGTTTAAGATGTCAGAAAGGTATCATCGAATCGAAGAAATTTGCAAAATAGTTGAAGAAAAAACAGATGGACTTACACACATATTATCCTCTAGCGAACTTATTTTTGAGGCTGTTGTAGAGGGCTATTATGCTGCATTATTGGATGAATTTCATAGAAACAAGGAAGAATTTCGTAGAAACTTGGAGGATACATATGGATGATTATATCAGAGAAGAAATGGAAAACCAACGTCAAGTAGCTCTGACACGCTTGACGCTGGCTTATCCAAATTGCACCGATGAATTTGCCGTTAACCTGGCGAGGGCCTATTTTAACGAGCTTACATCAGCCATCACCATAGCAGAAGAGTTAAATTTATATCCAATGGATTTTAACGCTATTCTGCGGGATGAGGCAGATTATGAGGAAGAATGGATAAGAGATGAACAGGCAAAAATTGGAGAGTGGCTGTATGACAACGCACAAAGAGATTAATGGCTTTGATAGAGTCACAGACGTTCTTTTTCAGTTCAGTGATTTAAGATCGGTAAATCCGGAAATTTTAAGGAAAGCTGCACAGCGGGGAACCGCTGTGCATAATGCCTGTGATTCTATCATTCTGGATCTTCCGATGGATGATATTGACCCGGACTATTTAAGTTATGTTGATAGCTTTAAGCTGTGGGCGCAAGATAAAAAATTCCTTCCGAAACCGGAAAGATTTTTCGATGAAACTTTAATGTTAACAGGTGAATGCGATGGACTCTATGATGAAAACGGAAAAATTGTTCTTTTCGACCTTAAAACTCCGGCTAAACAATCGCCTTCGTGGATTTTACAAGGAAGCGCCTATGACTACCTGGCATTTGTCAAAGGTATCCTTATCGATCGGCTGGAATTTATCAAACTCGATAAATCGGGAGCCAATCCCATTGTATACCGATACGAAAATCTTCAAGACCACTTCAGCGAGTTTAAAATCATGCTCGAAATCTACAGGAAATACTTTAAAAATAAAACTGCCAAAATAACCGATTTTTAGGAGATAAAAAATGAATGAAATTGACCTTTTCCAACCCAAAAACATTGAGATCATTAAAAACATGTATTTCAGAGGATTAGATAACGATAATCTTCAAATATTTTTACATGCCTGCAAGCGCACAAAGCTAGATCCATTTATGAGACAAATTTATGCTGTTATGCGCAAAAATTATAAAACAAACACTGAAGACATGACAATTCAAACAGGGATTGACGGATATCGTCTGATTGCTGAGAGAACGGGCAAATATTCACCCGGTCGCGAGCCTACTTATTCCTATAATGGAGAAGGCAAAATTATTTCAGCTACCGCATTTGTTAAAAAAATGACGGATGATGGCACCTGGCACGAAGTGGCCGCGACTGCTTTTTTTGAAGAATATTGTCAAATGACAAAGGAATATCAGGGTAAACCATCACAACCCACTCAATTTTGGCTTAAAATGGGTCATACGATGATTGCGAAGTGTGCGGAAGCCTTAGCCCTTCGTAAGGCATTTCCAAACGATCTGAGCGGAATCTATACAAAAGAGGAAATGGAACAGGCCGATTGTGAGATTTCAGATTGCGGAGATTCAGACAACTCTGTTGCTAAATTGCAGATTGAACAATTGAAGCAAGATCAGGAAAAACAAGATTATGAAGAATTGCAAAACTTCCTAGCTCAATATCCTGAAGAACTGCCGGACAATATTGAAACATTTTTCGGGGTTATGAAAGATCATTGGAAGCAAAGTTTAGGATATGTATTAAGCAAATACCGCGATCATGAGAAATTCGTACGTGATTTTGGTAAATGGAAATCTAAAAATGTTAAGGTGTCGTCATGACCAATAAGATAATTTTACTATCAATTGTTTTAGTAGGTTTCATTCTGCATACACAAATAGCGGTTTTACATAATGATCTGAAAGAGCAAATTCGCGTTGAATTTTATAATCAATTCAATATGAATAACTTAAATTATGATTGTCTTGTTGAACACATTGATAAAAGGTAATGTAAAGCCGCTTTACATGGAGGGAGACAATCTGTCCCCTCCCCTATTAATTTACTTCCGGCCCGTCTTCAAATGTTCTTTCATAAGAATCTAACCGATTACCGCCGTCTCTTCCCTGAATGCCTTTTATATATTCTTCCCGATGATCCATGCGCTCAAGTTTTTCTTGGCTTACTCTTTGTTGTTCAAATGCTGTCTGCTTCATAGGATTGCAACCTGCTTGAAATTCAGCAGATCTACGCGCAAAAATCGTGCGATCTGCATAATCCGCACCTGTCATTACCTTTGGCTCTTTATGATCTTTATTATCATGATATGAAGATTCTCTTGCCTTTGCAGGCTTAGATTCTTTGAATGTATTTTTAGGCATTATTTCTTTCCTTTTCTTAAACCTTTTAAAGTTTCTGCCATGCGCGCTTCTTTACCAAGTGCACCTTTAGCATGTTCCGCCTTCTTGATTTTAGATTCAGGAATTTTTTTTCCTTCCGGAACTCCTAATTTTCGGTGAAGTTTACCCTTGCTTCCCTTTTTACTAAGTGCTTCCTGAATCCATTTTTTCTTTTCTGTCATTATTTCTTTCCTTTCTTTGATCCTGAATGCAATTCGCCTCTTCCAAATTCCTTCATGACCTTGGTCACTTTTTTCTTTTCTTTTTTTGTTTCTTTTGCCATTCTTTAGCTCCAATCAATTGGGGTTATCATGAAAACAATTTTTATATCTTTCATTCTTTTATCGTCAAGCCTGGCAGCTCAGTTGCGCGAGGATCTTTTCGAGGATGTTAATTTATCAACAATACTAATCCCTGACACAACAGAGCACTGGGAAGATTTTGAACAAAGTCGATCGTCATTAATATATCACTATATAAAAGCCCAAAAAAAACAATCCGAATTGAATTTGAGGGAATTAAACTCTCTGTATCTTTTTCATAAGGGTAAGATTGAAGCATATTCAGATATCCTTAATTTTTTCGATACGCATTAAGCGGCACATGTTATATTTGTCCAGGCAGTCATGCCATTTGTATTAATATAGAGTCTTGTTGTTGCAGAACTTGCATCTGTACGGCTGAATAGGCTGCCAATAGGCGCCGTTACAACCCCGTTAGGTGTTCCATTGCCTCCCATAATTTGTACTGGCAAAGTTCCTGAAAAGGGAGCTAATTGTAAGACAGGTCCTATAAGAGTTGGAGACTGAACAATTGTTGTATTGAGTGCAAATGTCGTATTTGTAAAGGCGATCGGGGCATATTCCACTATTCCGTTACCTGTTATTGCATATGTGCCAGTGTTATAAATATCGCAATATTGGAATTGTAATACGCTTGGACTTGTGACGATGACTGAATTCGCACTTCCAGTCAAAATTCGACAATATTTGCATCCTACTGCTCCAGTC